CGGCGCGGCATCCTCGCCACCATAATACCAGTTGAAAATGGCCCTTTCGACTTCGAGCGCATATTTATCTTGACTCATTTACTTGTCACCTCCAAGTTCAAACTGATTTTCGGCTATTGCATTAAGCTGTGTGGTAATGACCGAGAACTCGCAGTTCAAATCAAGTGTTTTTACGCTGATTTTATTTCCACTCATCTGGTATTCATTGTCCGGCTGTATAGTTTCATCTGTCCGCGCATAAAGAAGCATCCCCGCCACTTCGTGCGGCTGCTCCTTAAATTCTTCATCCTTGTTCTTGACATAGGTGAAAATCTGATAGAGGTTGTTGGAGTGCAGCGAGTGAAGGTCATACTGCACCTGTGTCGTATGGGTGTAATATTTGGCATCGATGATGAGTACCTTATTGCCTTTTGAGAGGGTAATGTCGCTCTGCATAACGGGCAGCATCGTGCCGATTCCGTCATCCAGAGCCCATTTGATTTGCGCGGCGCTGGTATCCAGTGACGGGTACTCTTTGATGTAGTATTCCAAGATAAACTTCTCATACAAGCGATTCATCCGTTGCTCATCGATAAAGGATGCAAGCCTGTACTCTCCAGAATCAGTTGTCAAAAGCATTCCCTGCAAAATGAGCTGGCAAAGGCTGATAAGCATTCTATACGTCTGGCTATTTCGCTGAAACCGAATTGATGCCCATTTGATAGCTGACGGGTCAATGGTGTCCACATTGGAAAAGAATAGCATTTCCTTTTTGAGCGCATCCTTGTATTCCCCATCAACTTTGGAATGGCGAAGTAAAATCATCACCGTGGTTTTAAGTATCTGATTTAGTATGTTGTTTTCAGAAAGCTCGTCGTATTCACAGGTCACAACCTGCTGATGCGCTATCTTTTTTCGGATGGTTCCGGGCATATTGATTTTGCCACGCACTACCGCCATATCTTCTGTTTTGTTCAGATATTCGCGGTATAATCCCTGCTTGAGCTGCTGCCCGATGCCTTTACTCAAAATTGCTGCAAAGAGGTTGTGCATATTCTCAAACTCTTCTGTAGCCACATCCTCGAAGTTGGACTGATTCAGTGAAGAAAAGGCGTAGGACAGCATATAGTAGATGTTTTTAATGAAGATGCTTTTGTCCTTAATCATTGGAATACACCGTGCAAGATATTATCCCACCGCTGGAGTTTGGTGTTATCATCAAACCAGTACTCGCTCAGCATGGGAAGAATATCATAGTCCACAATGGAGTGCAGCCATTCATCCGTGCAAGTTTTCTGCCCGCAGAAATAGCTGTGACCGATGCAGAAGCCCTTTCCCAGCGATCTGTCGAGAGTTATCGCCTTGTTAAGTTCGATAACCTTTGCAATCAGCTCGTTCAGCGTTTCGTTACTCATGAATTTCTGGTATTTCATAAAGCCTTCCGAGTCAAAGCCGGGTTCAACCTCAAAGAAGCTGAAACGGCGGCGCAGAGCATAATCTATCATCGCAAGGCTACGGTCCGCGGTGTTCATCATACCGATAATATACAAGTTCTTGGGAACAGAGAATGAGAGTCCGTTGTATGCCAATGTCGCCTTTGTGCCTCGATAGTCACGCTCTATCAGCATGAGTAACTCTCCGAATATTTTGCTCATATTGCCACGATTGATTTCGTCGATGATAAAGAAATAATCCTTATCCGGCTGGTTTGCAGCCTTTTGACAGAAACGATAGAATATTCCTGATTTCAGTTCGAAGCCGTCATTTACAGGCTTGTACCCCATCATAAAGTCCTCATAGGAGTAGTTTTGATGGAACTGTACAAATTCAATCCGACTCTCGTCCTTTTCGCCCATGATTGAATACGCAAGGCGTTTAGCAGCAAATGTCTTTCCGACACCCGGAGCGCCCTGCAGGATGATGTTTTTCTTGTTCTGCAGGACGGAAACCAATATATCATATCGGCTCTCGCTCATATACACTTCGTCAAGAAAATCCGCTTTGCCATACTTTTCTGCGGAGTCTTCGGTGGCAACAGGGTTTTCATCACGGATGATGTCAATTATAAAATCGTATTCGCCCTTTGTCAGCTTGAAAAGGCTGCCCTGTGGATTGCTGAAATACTCCATTCGCTCAAGCTCGGAGCAGTTCTTTAGCGTCTGGTAGTCGATAGGCGAAGTAAGCCCTTCAACTTTTTCAAAGAAGATTTTTTCTCCATCCTGTTCGGCGCTTATCCTGCCAATAGCCACAATTTGCTTAACAGGATTGGACTCATAGCCAATTATCATATCTCCGGCTTTTGCATCCAAGAAATTCTGGAATATGCGCCGCTTGTTACCGTTGTCATTGTAAAGCGTATACGACTGAACTTCACCAACTGCGATGTCCGCGAAGCTCCAAATTTTCGGATTGGCATTCAGCCACCAGTAACCATGCTCCTCTTCGCCGGGAGCAGATGCCACATAAAGTTCCACCTGACTGAGGTCGACTTTATCAAGCGCGGCGGAGAGTTCATCGCGCAATTTCCATGTATAACTACCATCATCTTCTTTTCCTGCATTGCGGCCGAGATACAGAATAGGCCACCAGCGTGAATTTTCGGTGTCGCGTTCCATTACGGGACAGCCTGTTTTCTCCGCTACGCGACGCGCTAATGATGAGGAACCGCTATTGTAGAAATTTTTTGTTTCGCCGTATTTGATTGCAAGCTGTGTACAGGTGGCCTGTCCGCCATAGTCTTTCATTCGCTTCATGATTTCGAGACTTCCGGTTGTAAATACCGCAGAGTCTCCGAGAAGCTGTATCCACTCCTCTGTGGAGATTTCAGGCGAATAATCTGCCGGAAACCACTCCTCGGTCTTTGACGGTTCTTTATCCTTCTGCGAGAAATAGCGGCTGATATAAAAGCCAACATCAATCGTAAGCGTCCTAAGCTCAGGATCTGGATAACAGGAGTCCGTCAATTGGGATTTAAGTAAACCTGTAAGGCTATTGTCGTTTTTGAGTTCCTCGCATATTTCATCGTACAGGGCATAGAAATTCCGTAGATTATCTGTGTAGGCCCCCTTCTTGAAACGATAGTCGCTGCCAAGCTCATCGGCGACGGCTTTAACCTCGCCGTATTTATAAATGTAATATTTGTCGGGAAAGCGCAGCCAAAGATAAGTGCTGACGGCATTTTCATACTGATAATGCTGCCCCGCGCCATTTCCGTACTTTTCAAGCAATACGGAAGACTTGTCCTTAAACTCAATGATTCTGGAAACGACATCGTTGCTCTCGTCAAACAGGGCGATAAACATTGCCCGCACTTCTTCAGGGGCTGTCTTTGCAAAGCCCTCGATCATCTTTGCCGGGAAGTTATTCATGGATGCCAACAGGTTATATGTCTTTGACAGGGAGCGGATTAGCATACCGGCAAAATCCGTCGCATTCACATCCCAGTTATCTTGGAATACCTTTACCGCTTCCCATTTGTATTTTTCGTTTCCCCATTGCGTAGAAACAAAATCCTGCTTGTACTTTGCGAGTGCTTCCTGCAAACGGAATTTGTCAAACATGGTATCCCTCCTTATGCATTGCGCAGGCTCTTGTATATTTCATCAGTGAAAATTCCAAGCACCTGTCGCTTTATCTCGTCGCTGCTGAGAAGCAGAGAGAAGAAGTCCTGATTTTGTGATAGCCCTTCGATGAGGGCATCGTCTATATCGTCAAAATAAGAGAACTCGAAATCTTTGACGGTGTTATTCTTTGCGCTTGTTTTCAGCTTTTCGGATTTCAACAGTAAGTCCCTGATTTGAAGCATAGCTTTGACCGCCACATCGTTATCATAGGACTTTCCAGTCCGGCTGTTGATTTCCGCTATAATTTGGGACAGGCGCTCCTCCTTGGCTTCCGTTAAACCGAAGCTTTCGGCGGTGGCGAGCTTTACAACCGGCGAAGCGACCAGTTTCGGATTTACGACCTCATCGCCCTTTTTCTGCACAAAGTTCGTAGCTTTGATTTTTCCGTCAAGGTTATATCCGCCGCCCGGATGCTTAATGTTGATGTATGCAAGCAGATAAGTCATAAAATTATACTTCTTATGCAAATCCACATCCTCAAAGCAGGACACCTGCAGCATGAACTCATAGAAACGCACAAAATGGCGCATCAGGGCGACAATTTCATGCTGCTTCGCTATATCATAATTTTCAATGAGGTTCTTTGCCTTTTTGAAATAGAATGTCAGCTTCTGCTTGTCCTTGGAAGAAATCTTATCCTTGTAGAGCAGTTCGTTGGCTCTTTCAATATCGTCCGGGTCAAGAACGGTATATGCGTCGATTTTTGCCTCAAGGTCATAAATTGCCGTTGGGGTGACGGAATTCGCAAGGAGCGTCGTTGTGTAATACGGAGCGAACGCGTCCTGAATGTCCTTGTAGTCATTCACGAAATCCAGCACAAAGGTCTTTTTCTCGTATGGCGGACAAATGCGGTTCAGACGCGACAGCGTTTGCACTGCCGATACGCCTTTGAGCTTTTTAAGCACATACATGGCGCACAGCTTTGGCTGGTCGAAGCCCGTCTGATACTTATTGGCAACCAGAAGAACCTGATAATCGTCGGTGTCAAAAGCCTTTGTCAGCCTGTCCTCGGAGAATCCGTTCATAGAGGCTTCGGTGTATTCCGCGTCATCGTCCGGGAGTTTTACTTTGCCAGAAAAGGCGACAAGGGCACGAATGTCGGAGTATCCTTTTTTCGTGATATAGTCCTCAAATGCCTGACGGTACTTTACTGCACCCTGCCGGGATGCGGTAATAACCATAGCCTTTGCCATACTGCCAAGCTCTGTCATAATAGAGGTGCGGAAGTGCTCGACAATGACCTCTATCCGTTGTGTAATATTTGTTTCGTGCAGTTCCACGAATCGAGCAATTTGACGTTTGGCGTCCGTTGTCTTGCAGCGGGGATCGTCCTCAATTTCTTTATTTATTTGATAGAAAGTCTCATAGCGGGTGTAGTTTTGCAGCACATCCAGAATGAAGCCTTCTTCGATTGCCTGTTTCATGGAGTAAACATGGAAAGCAACACGCTGCCCCTTTGTGTTCAGACGCCCGAATAGCTGAATTGTGGTCGGCTTCGGCGTGGCAGTAAAAGCGAACATGGATACATTCGCTTGCTTGCCGTTGCGTTTGATTTCATCAGTGATGATGTCCTCAACATCGGTAATATCCTGATCACCGGCTCCGAGGGACTGCGTAACAGCAGCCATATCTTTTCCGGCAGTGGAGGAATGCGCCTCGTCAATGATTACGGCAAAGCGCTTGTTCTTCAATCCAGCGACATTGTCTACGATATACGGGAACTTCTGAATCGTAGTCGCTATAATTTTTGTGTTGCCGTTCAGGGCAATCGCCAAGTCCGCCGAATTGCACTTATCATCCATAACACGGATGAGCCCCGCTTTGTGCTCCATACCCATAATTGCTTGTTGGAGCTGACGGTCAACGACAACACGGTCAGTGACGATGATAATGTTGTCAAAGATGATTCTGTTGTCGGCATCGTGCAGAGATGTCAGCCGGTGCGCCAGCCATGCGATGGAGTTCGTTTTGCCGGAACCGGCGCTGTGCTGAATCAAGTAATTCTGCGCTGTGCGGTTTTCTTCCACATCCGCCAGCAGCTTACGAATGACATCGAGCTGGTGATATCGCGGGAAAATAAGGCTCTCCGACTTTTTGATTTTGCCGGTAACCTCGTCCTCTTTTTCCTTCGTTTCGATAAAAATGAATTTGCTGATAAGGTCGAGAACGGTGTCCTTCGTCAGAATATCCTCCCACATATAAGACACGCTGTATTTGTCCTTGAAGGTAGGATTGCCTGCTCCGGCATTGACACCTTCGCCGTTGCCGATATTGAACGGCAGGAAAAATGTAGAATTGCCGTTCAGCTTTGTGGTCATATAGACTTCTTCCAAGTCCATCGCAAAATTCACCAGACAGCCCGCTTTGAAAAGGAACAGGCGGGTCTTCGGATTGCGGTCAACGCGGAACTGATAAATGGCGTCCTGATAAGACTGACCGGCGGCATTGCACTTAAGTTCAAAGCTCATAATGGCAAGCCCATTCAGGAAAATCACGAGGTCGATGCGCTCGTCATCACTTGCCCAGACCTCCTCCATAACGGAGAAACTGTTTTTATTGTATTTCTCCAGCAGCTCCTTGTTAAAGGTCGTTGCCGGTTTGGTGTACATCAGCTCCAGCTTCATGCTGGAAATTTCGATGCCGTGTTTCAGTACATCAAGCAGACTGCCGCGAGCTTTCGTTTCCTCGGCGTTGATAAAGCTGACGATGGTGTCTTCCAAATCGTCCTTGTATATTTTGCGGAGGGCAGCCATCGCTTCGGGCTGTGTATCGTTGAGAAAGCGGAACAGCATCTCACGGTCAACGGCAAAAAAGCGGTCATAACTGGTAGCTTTACGGATGGTATAGCCATTGTCCTGCTCCAGCCGCTCCATGATGAAATGCTGATATTCTTTTTCGCTCAGTATATCATTCATGTCGATTTTCCTCCGCTTCGTATCTTTTCCTTATTCGCGCCATCGCCTTTGGGTCATATTTCCCGACCCTTTTAATGTGATAGCCACCATCGTCCTCATAGACGACTTTTTCTAATTGTCCGCTGCCATTTGAAACGCATATTTCGCACCATCTGCGGGATGGATACTGACTTTCACCAATGGTAAAAATGACGGCACCAGCTTTATCGAGACGGTCGCAAACGGCTTTATATTCTTCTTCGCTAATCTGATAGTCAAGGCCAAGTAAACCTGCAAAGGCGGAGGTGGCATGAGTAAGACTGTCGTATTCAACACCGCTGTTTTTGGCCTTTACAAATTCCGCAGCAGAAATCAAAAGTTCGGCTCCTAAAACATCCGACTCTAAAAACTCCACTTTCATGAAACCGGCACCTCCTTTTTCCCTGTGACATACTCAAAGATGAGCGATTTTTTATATTCGTCGAGCGTTGCAAGCTGCGCCTGCTTATCGGCGATAACATCGTTTGTGCGTTGAAGCACCGCATCTATGTGATTGACGATCTTTTCCTGCTCGCCAATTGGCGGCACAGGATACTGAAGCTCAGACAGCTTATTCCAACGCAGGTCGCAGGAGCGGACGCGAATGCCGGTTGCCATAGCCACAAAGACATCGCTATACGCCATGCTGCGCAGGTAATACATGACATAGCGCTTGTTTTGCTTGGTATCTAACACATTGAGCACCGGCGATGCTTTTCCTCTGGAATCGGAGATGCCGATCGAACCGGCAAAGCCGTCCATGCCATGCACTACAAGGTCGCCAACATCTATGCCCTGATAGCCGATTTCCTTATCCGACATGGTAAAACCGTCTTCGCGGCGGTTGCTGCGCAGAGTGACTTCGCCATCGCGGAAACAGGTGATAACACCGTCGTCTTCTCTGATAGGCTTCTGCAAATAGCGTAGTATGTATTTTCCGCGAATGCACTCCCAGTGCGCTGGCATCTGTCCTATCCATCTAACGCCGCTGTCCTTCATATCGGCATCGGGGTTTAACCCCTTCGTGACCGCCTCTGTAATGACGGAACGCTTGTACTGCTCCAGCGCATCAATCTGCGATTGAATATCGGCAGTCAGCGCATCAATTTCGGCGCATTTTTTTTCGAGATATATGGAAATTCTTTTTTGCTCAACAACCGGTGGATATGGAATATATGTATCACCAAAATCCTTAAACGCGATATTTTTTCCATCTCTAAGTGTCATTGTGTATGAGTTTATCTTTTCAATAAATCCGGTATCCTTGAAGAGATATTTATAATATCCATTCGCAATGTTAACAACTGCGTAAAAGACTTGATATGCAGGCGAAACTACACCTTCATATTCAGAGTACTCAAACCCGCCTTGAAAACTTCTGAGGCTGATACAATAATCGCCTTTATGAATCGTTTTGAAAAGAGCCAAATTTGCTTTCTCATTCAATTTTACAGCACTCATTCCGGATAGTTCTTCATAAATAGTCTGCGGAATAACGCCATAGTTTTGAGTTGGTGAAAGCAATTGCAATTCAATACGATTTCCTCTTTCGTTGCGTTGCATAAACAGGTACTTACCTTTTTGCACGTTCCAAGACAAAGGAATTTCACCAATCCACTCAATTCCGCTATCTTTCATCTCACGCATCTGTTGCCACCTCCGTTTCGGGTTTCTTTTTTGCGGCTGCGGATGAAAAGCACTACTGCCGCCACTATTCCGGCAACCGCCGTGATTCCACCCAGAATGCACAAAACCATAACCCAGTTTGCGGTCAGCCATTTAGCGGCGACAATCACGCCATATGTCACTGCCCACAATGCTGCAAACAGAATAAGGCGAATGAGCCAGTGGAAGAAAGAACCGCTCATTCTGCCGTCGATAGCGCCGATGTGATACATATCTCCTACGCAGCGATATGCAACGCCATAGGCAATAGTGCCGATTGCCGCAAGTATCAGGTATTCATAATACCATTCAATAGGCAGGCCGAGAGGATCCGTCAGTAAATCGAATATAAATTTGAACATCGCTTACCTCCCGATCACTCAAACAGCTTCGCCACGCGCTCACTTACAGAAAGCTCCAGCTCTGTAAAGCGGGCTTCCAACTCCTCGCTGGGCGTGGGCTGTTGATATTTATAGAAATAGCGAGTGAACGGAATCTCTGCACCGGTCTTGATGACCGGCTTTTTTGCACCGAGATTTTCCTCAAAGAACGCGGCGGCATCGGGGATATGAGGTAGCACCTCTCGCGCCATATAAGTGTCGATATCTTCTTCAAATTTGACGATTTCGGTGTCCTTCGTCTCCTTGTCGTAGATGATATTGCCCTTTTTGTCGTGCTGCACCTTGGCGTTTTTATCCATAGCAGACAGCCCATCGGCGATCTTGTCGATGAGCTTTTTATCGGCGGTCGCACCGGCAAGCGCTTTCGTCAGTACCGGCAGAAACTCTTTGTCCGTAAGATAGACTTTTTCGGATATAGCTGCTTCCAGAGCGGCGACCACGGCGTCAAACACCGGCTTATTGTTCTGATAATTTTCCAGCTTCTTTGCGTCCTTGCCGGTGAGCTCCTCGGCATTTTCAAGTTCCTCAACCTTTGCCTCATCGTAGAGCGAGGAGAGGGAGCCTTTTGAGAGCATGGCCTGAATGCGCTCCTCCGTGATGGCATAGCTGCGCTGGAGGGGCTGCATTACCGCATATTCACGGTAAATGAACTCCTCATTCTTATAGATTTTACAAACCTCGTTTTCTTCAAAATCTGCATACAGCTTCGTAATGGTGCTGCGGTCTTCCGGGGCAATTTCGTTTTTCTTGTTGCCCAGTGCCTTGCGGAGCTTGTGGTATATCTGTGAAGCGTCGATAAGCTGAATCTTGCCTTTGCGCTCGGCGCGTTTATTCTTAGAAAGCACCCAGATGTAGGTGGCAATGCCGGTGTTGTAGAACAGGTCTGTCGGCATGGCAATGATAGCTTCAATCAAATCGCTTTCCAGCAGCCAGCGACGGATCTGGCTCTCACCGGACGCCGTGCCGCCGGAAAACAGCGGGCTGCCATTCTCAATGATGGCGCAGCGCCCCAAATTGTCATCCAGCTTGTCAATAGCGGACTGCAAAAACAGCATCTGCATATCGCCGGAACCGGGTAGACCGGCACCCCAACGACCGTCAGAGCCTTTTTTGTATTCGTCATTCACAGCGACCTCAACACCCTCGGCAGCGTCCTTGCCGCCCCAAGCGGTGCCGAACGGAGGATTTTCAAGGACAAAGCGCATCTTTGTCCCCTTGAAACGGTCTGCTTTCATGGTGTCCTGATAGCAGATGTTCTCAGCGTTTTGTCCCTTGATAAGCATCTCGGCGAGGCACATGGCATAGGACTCCGGGTTGATTTCCTGCCCGAACAGGCGAACATCAGCAGAGGGGTTATAGCGCTTGATGAAATTGTAGCCGGTGGAGAGCATACCGCCAGTTCCACAGGCTTGGTCGAGGATAGTGATAACCTTACCATCGTCGAAAATGTCATCGCAGCCCTCGGCAAGCAGAATGTTGACCATCGTCTTGATGATATCCCTACCGGTGTAATGGTCGCCAGCCTCGGCATTTTCAGAGAACTTACGGATAAGCTCTTCAAAAATGTATCCCATTTTCACGTTGTCTATGGTGCGGGGATTGAGGTCGAGCTCCGAGAACGCTTTGACTACAGACAGCAGGCGGTTGTTTTTGTCCATCTTATCAATCTGCTTATTGAAATCGAGACCTTTTTCAGCAGAGAGCAGAATCTCCTGCACATTGGCGGAAAAGCCCTGTATGTAGCTTTTGAAATTTGCGGCGAGATGGTCGGAATCATTCACCAGTTCCGCAAGGTCAAATTCGCTGGTGTTGTAGAACTGATAGCCCGATACGCGGTACATCGCTTTTGCCGGAAACGACGGGTTCTGCTGTGCTTGCGCAACAACGGCCTTTTTCGTCGGTTCCAGCGCACACTCAAAGCGGCGAATGATGACCATCGGGATGATGACATCCTTATATTTATCGCTTTGGTAGGGTCCACGCAGCTTGTTTGCGATAGACCATATGAAATTCACTTCTGACGAAACATCTATGGGCGCATCGTCCCACATTGCGTCAATTACTGTTTTGTCTGCCATATTATCCTCCATTCAGTCCTAAGACCTACTCTACATTTTACACCGTGTGGTGTCCCAAATAACGGACTTAGTCCTGCTGACCCATCATCATATTGTAATGCTGGTCTTGTCCCAGCGATACAAAGATATCTCTAAACACTGCTTTGTGCAGTTCAACGCTCATCCCGTCATCGGACAGGAATAGCTCGTCGCCGATACCCATCGTGCTGTTCAAATATTGCAGCAGAGCATCAGCCAAATGATACTTCTCGTAATCAGGTGCCGCGCCCTCAACTTCGGTTACAAACTTGGGCTTGTTTACTTCGAGGACTGTTTTACGCATTCCCTTGCCATCAAAACCACAAAGCTGTAGGAAGTAATAATCCAAAATTCTGCGAGAGACATTTTTGATGGGAATAGTAGCGTTTTCGTCTTGATAGAGCCGCTTTAGCTCGTCCCACAGTGCAGCATAACTGTTCTGTACAGGATTATAATTCTCCCATTCACCGGCTACGCTACTCGGACGGATGCACGGCGTTATGCTTGAATGGTTGTCCGATTTGCGAATAATAAAGAAAGAGGTACTCTTAAAGTGCGACACTTCTTTATAAGTGATTTCTCTGTGGAAATACACATTGTGCGTGAGAATGAAAATCTGCTTGATGTAGTCGCCCTTGACTTCTTGGTCGCGGTATTCTGTGTTGTTATAGCAGACTCCTATCAGTTCTCTGACAATGGAGCTGACAATGAACAATGTGCCGCTATCCATGCTGGAAACGGGGTCATCAATGACGACGATTTTATCACGGGTATCCGTACCTTCGGGAGCCTGTTCAAGGCTGCCGTATGTAACCGTTGCATCGGCTTTGCCGTTTCCGCGAACAAGCTGATAGAAGTACAGAAAGGCGATAAAGTTGCGTTCGCCTTCGCTCAGACGGGTGACGGGAGTATGCTTCTCATCCTGCCGCACAACCATATAGGTGTTTTTTGTTCCGGGCTTATTTACGATGAGGAAACCTTGAAAGCCGGAATCTCGCAGGAGTTTGTTGATGTTATCGACTGCCTCTTGGGTGTTGACACCGCCTTTGTTCAGGTCAACGATTGCACTGGCAGCGGTACGATAATCCTTTCGGCATTCAGCGATAGCATTGTCGATTCGCTCTGCTTCCTCCTTATGCGCTAACAATCCCTGATTGTAATCTGATACCAAATCAGCGAGAGTAAAGGCCATATGCGCCCAGACATCCCGCTTACACTGCTCTTGTCTTTTGCGTTTATCGTTAACGATGGAGTTATTCATCGCTATCTGCTGATTGATTTCGTCAATGATTTGACCGATTTCTATTAACAGCGAATCTGTATCCTCAAGAGCCACGATTGATGTAGGCTCTTTAATTTTGCCTTCAATGCGCTGTGTGTTTATTTGAATACGCTGATCAAGAATGCTCAGTTTATCCTTGTATTCGGTAAGGTCTACGGATGGAAGAACATCCTGCAGGTTGTCATTAAGGCTTTTAAGAATAGTGCCAGTTTCCTTAACATAGACTGCCTGAAATTCTCTCAAGGCGTCGATGTCTTGCTGATATTGCGCATCAAAGCAAGCAGCGATATCCTCTTCAAATGTCTTGGGGAGTGGTTGCTGGCAGTAGGGGCACTTGCCGGATGCTTGTTCTTGATAGTGAGTATGACCTTGACGCACCCAATCGGTCGCATTTATAGCTTTTATGAAATTCGCAAATGGCGTCTCGCTGCTGCTTGTTACGGCTTTATCCAGCAGCTCGCTTCCGGGCAGACTTCCATAGGTTGATGTGTTGCTCACTCTTGAAAAAACGTGATACGGGCGAGAATTCAGGTCAAATGCCACATCGCAGGATTTTTTCAGCTCATCCACATCATGTTCGGCTGTCGACGGCACAGCAAGAATGGCATCAAAAAACAGTTCTTTGCGCTTCTTTCCTGTGATAACGGAGTCAAACATCTCGCGCAGCTTCTTTGTGCGGTCCCAGCAATTTACACGATATTTATCTGCGGTAGCAGACCATGCAGCATCTTTATCTTCTTTATCCTTTGCGAGGGTGCGTCCCTGCTTTTCCGAAGCAGCCTTTTTGTCGGCTTGTTCCGCTATTTGACCTTGAATTTTTATGTTCTGCGAATGAATGGTGAAAACACCGGCAAGATTATCATAGTTAGAAAAATGCCGTTCAATAAAATCATGATTATATACGAGAACATTGTAGTTATCGCGAGGCATACTTTCTTGCCACTGCACACCTGTGTCACTCTCGATAACCTCGGCAAGAGTCGTCTTGCCAGCGCCGTTCGCACCATAAAAGAAGTTGATATATGTTGGGGTGACGGTAGTGCCTGTGCTTTTAAAAGTCGCTGAATCAAGTACTATTTCCTTGATTGCTGCTGGCATTTTAACTTCCATATTCTGCTCCTCCCGCTTGAATCCAGATGTTATCTGGCATTAATCATTTATTTTTCCGCTTCTGAGCCATTCATCGACTTCGGAAATTTTGAACTTATATCTTTTCCCGGCCTTGTTTATTGGCAATTTTCCCTCGCGCATCCATGCTCGGACGGTGTCTTTGCTTACACTTAGGTGTTCGGCAATATCCTCCAAATTTACCCATTTCTCAATATTTGCAATTTCGTGATCATCACTCATGGTTTTACCTCCATATTTTTCGTTATCATGAGTTACATTGTCTTACGAAAGGATAGTAACAGTAACGCCTGCGCTCCTCAATGCTTCTACTATATTTAACCTCTTTACTGACCAATGAGGACGGTCGAATTCGTTAAATGCGGGTGCCCTACCAATACAGAAACGGTCAGCATTTGATATCAATGTCTGCTGTGGAATGTCATTGAGTTTTGAAAAGTAAAACTGTACTGTGTTATCACTGACCTCGATATGATTCAGAAAACCATAAGAGGCAAGATGCCAACTGCTTGTTGAGCCACAGGCGTGGTTTTTCGTTGCAACAATTGTTGGGAAGCTCCTGACTGAGATTAGCTCCTGCGCTCCAAGCATGGTTAGCGCAGCAACAACATCGTCATCAGTGTCCTGAAGAGCCAGTTCTTTGGGTATGCAAAAGCAATTTCCAGACCTAAATGCTTCACTGGTAACAACAAACAGATTGTAGAAGCGCGTGTCCATTTTTAACGGCGCACCATAGATCTGGGGAGGTGTATCTGTAGGCAGACTCTGCCCGCCAATGAAAATATTATTCTGTACGGTTTCCGTATGCGCAACAAAGGTATCTATCGGAGCATTGAAATTATTCGTGTTAGATGTGCCGGTAAGTTGTATGTCGTTAGGAGGTACAGGCTGAAGTTTATTATTCATCGTCTTTACCTCTGTAATTATTGACTATTTTATCCACATGATTATTGAAAGAATGAATAGGCGCATTGAAATTGAAAGTGTTAAATGTCGGATTCGTATTCAAGACCTGCTGTGTCACATTAGGTACAGCCGGTTCTTTTTTTGTATCCTGTTCTGGCTCAACATCCGGGTCAACTGTCGTGTTCTCGTCCCCTGTGGCATTCTCTAAAATACCACCTTCACAACTTTCGATGACAGGGCGGAAGTAAGAAAGTTTAAATTGTATCGGGCAAATGTCTTTCAGGTTTCCATTGTACTCGCGTTTTCCGCCGCCGGACGAAGGACACCAGAGGTCAATAGTTTCCTTGCCAAAGGCGTTCTTTTCACGACGCATTACCGCAAAATGCCAAACGCCCAGCAAAAATGCCTGTAAACAAATACTCTCCATCTGCAAGAGGGATGCCTTTGTGATTGGGCTTCCGTTCGCTGCGATGTAAAAAGGCTGAGTGCTTTCAATGGAGTCATCAATATTAATCAAAGCAAGCAATTCTTTGACAAGTGTTATATCCCTTTCAGCGCTGCCGGTATCAATGAGCAAGTCGGTAACTCTGCACATTTCAGATAGTGCAGAAATATAGTTTTCCTTTACTCGTCTATCGAAAGCCGAGAGCGCAGTGGAATCACCGAACGGAAAAATATTGCCGCCATCATTTTTGCAGATTTTATATTCTGATGTGTTGCCGCTGCAGGTGCTTTTTGCATAAACAAAAATATTCTCCCAGTCAGGGACTATCACCCTTGATAGCTCAAGCAAAGCAATTGGCTCTGAATATGGTTCCAGCTTGCCATCGTAGTATTTATTTGCGCCAAGCAAAGGTTTCCTCGCTCGTAAAAACAGAGTGAAGAAAGTACCTCCGCAAAGACGCTGTTTTACTGATTTTGTCATTATTTTTCACCACTTTTACAAAAACCAACTCGGCGAACTCCAACCAACTCAGCGAAGTATGGCGGGCGAACTCGGCGAACTATTTCATGTCCTTGTGAGAAATCGCAAGGGCTTTTTTGTCGTTCTGCGACGTGGGGTAGTTGAAAGCAAGTGATTTTGCAATTCACTCTAAACCACGCTAAATCATTATATCACACTCTAAACCGAAATACAATGACGCGAGTGTGAATTTGCACAATACTTCAAGATTTTCTCCTTGTGATTTCTCACGAAATCTCAATTTTTGGAGGAAATCAAATGAAAAAGCAAGACAAACAGCAGTCAAACAGGAGTTACAAGGTTTACCTGCCTCGCCTCAAGCAGTGGGTTGAGGTAACGAAAGAACAGTACTATGGCTATTACCGCGATATCTGGGCTACCCGTGACAGGGCGCAAAACCACGGTCAGTGCCAGTGCCCTAAGAGCAAAACATGGACTTGCGACGGCGATTGTCTCGTCTGTCCGTATCACTCAGCCGGTGATGTGCATTCGCTGGATTACACCATTGAAAATGAGAACGGTGACGAAACCACCATGCTGGACAAGCTGGAAGACGGCTCTCCCAGCATTGAGGAAGTCGTAACGGACAAGCTTGTGCTTGAGCAGCTTTTCGACAGGCTTGCGGAAATCATGCCGGAAGCCAAGCGCATCGGCGAGCTTCGCCTCGCAGGGCTGACCGACGCCGAAATTGCCGGTATCATCGGCATCTCCCGCACGACCTTCTTGTCCCGCCTCAAAAAAGCGGAACAGGCAATTCAGCGCGACTACCCGGATATGTTCTAACGCACCGTCTCCAGTCGGCTAACAACCGGCTGGAGATTTTTTTGCTTATTTCCAAATTCCTTCGTCAAACGGGGCTGCTCATCTCCAGTGGGAAGTGGAAAGAGCAAAACGACAACCGCTCCTTCCGAGGAGGTGAAACCGAAATGTACCAAACCAAAACGAAACCCGGATACAGCGCCACAGACGATGAGCTTGTGGATGTGCTCACGCAAATCAGCGTCGTATCCATGCGGCTGGCAAGAAAACTGACCTTGCTTGCCGGACAGTGCCAAACAACGGAAGGAGGAAAATTAGATGAGCAAAATGAGCGAAATGGCCGCAACCATCGAGGAGCTGCGCAACGCCGCTACTGCGATTAACGATGCTGCCAACTGGTTGGCGGAGCAGTTCAGCGGTGAAGCCGAGCCGGATGCATCTGCGCCGCTCAAAGAACCGCCCCTCACACTGGAAGCGGTCAGAGCCGTCCTCGCGGAGAAGTCCCGCAGCGGTCATACCGCCGAGATACGCTCTCTGCTCCAGAAGTACGGCGCAAGCAAGCTTTCAGAAATCGCCCCCGCCAAGTACAAGGCGCTGTTGGCAGATGCGGAGGCGCTGTGATGGGTAGACACGCCTTGTTATCCGCATCATCTTCACATCGCTGGATTAACTGCCCGCCATCGGCGCGGCTCTGCGAAAGCTACGAGGATAAAAGCAGCGACTACGCCGCCGAAGGCACAGACGCCCACAGCCTTTGTGAGTACAAGCTGAAACAGGCGCTCGGCATGGAAGCGCAAGACCCCACCGAAAATCTCTCCCACTACAACGAGGAGATGGAGGACTGTGCCATCGGCTACGCTGCATTCGTCATGGAGCTGGTCGACGAGGCAAAGGAGAAAAGCGCAGATCCCGTTGTTTTGATTGAACAGCGCCTCGATTACTCCCGCTTCGTGGAGAGTGGTTTTGGCACCGGCGACTGCGTCATCGTCGCGGACGGTACGCTTCACATCGTGGACTATAAGCACGGTAAGGGCGTACAGGTCGATGCTGACAACAATCCGCAGATGATGCTTTACGCGCTCGGCGCTCTGGAAATCTTCGATGGCATCTATGACATTGACACGGTTTCCATGACGATTTACCAGCCCCGCCGCGCCAATATCAGCACCTTCACGATAACAAAGGACGAGCTCTACGAATGGGTAGAAGGAACGCTGAAGCCCGCAGCCGAGCTCGCCTATGCCGGAGAGGGCGACTTCAAGTGTGGCGACTGGTGCCTGTTCTGCAAAGCCAAACAGGACTGCCGGAAACGCGCCGAGTACAACATGGAGCTTGCAAAGTACGACTTCATGCTCCCGCCGCTACTTACCGACGAGGATATCGAAATCATCCTCGGACGCATTGACGGGCTTGTCTCTTGGGCGAACGACATCAAGGAATATGCCCTGCAAGCTGCCGTCAGCGGCAAAGAATGGAACGGCTGGAAACTTGTCGAAGGTCGCTCCAACCGCAGATACACCGACGAAAACCTTGTGGCGGCAACCGTTACGGCTGCAGGCTACGACCCATACGAGCGCAAGGTGCTGGGCGTAACCGCCATGACTGCGCTGCTTGGTAAGAAACGCTTTGAAGAAGTCCTTGCCAGTTTCATTGAAAAGCCGCAAGGCAAGCCAACACTCGTGCCGGAAAGCGATAAGCGTCCGGCGCATGAACCAGCTCAGCAATCTGAGCGTGCCAAAAATGATTTTAAGGAGGACATCTAATATGTCTACTAATGTAAAAGCAACCAATCCCATGAAGGTTATCACCGGCCCCGATACTCGTTGGAGCTACGCCAATGTCTGGGAAGCCAAGTCCATCAACGGAGGCACCCCGAAATTCTCGGTCAGCCTCATTGTTCCGAAGTCCGATACCCGCACCGTGCAGAAAATCAAGGCTGCGATTGAAGCCGCCTATGCCGAGGGCGAAGCCAAGCTCAAGGGCAACGGCAAATCCGTGCCGCCTCTCGCAGCCATCAAGACCCCGCTCCGCGACGGTGACACCGAGCGTCCTGACGATGCGGCGTATACAAACGCCTACTTCATCAACGCAAATTCCGCAGCCGCTCCCGGCATCGTTGATGCTGACCGCAATGTCATCCTGTCCCGCTCCGAGGTGTATAGCGGTGTTTACGGCAGAGCCAGCATCAGTTTTTACGCCTTCAACAGCAACGGCAACAAGGGCATCGCTTGCGGGCTGAACAACCTTCAGAAAATCCGCGATGGTGAGCCTCTCGGCGGCAGAGCTTCGGCTGAATCCGACTTTTCTTCCGATGAAGACGACGAGTTTTTGAACTGAGAAAGGAAAGGTGAAAATTCATGACAACTTTACAGACCATCTTAGTGACCGCCCTTATCGCCATCTGGCTCTGTTTCAGCATTGTGTTCCTTGTCACCGCGATTCAGAGCGCAGTGTATGACCGCAGGCGCGAAAAGCGTGAGAAGGCACAGGCCGCTCGTGACCTTGAATATCACGAACAGCGCATGAAGGAATTTAAGTAAAGCGACAGGTACGGGCGGCAGAGATTTCTTTGCCGCCCTGTTCCCATAAAGGACGGTTGATTATGAAAACGCTCAGTATCGATATAGAAACCTACAGCAGCGTCGACCTCTCAAAATGCGGCGTGTACCGTTATACGGAAGCGCCGGACTTTGCAATTCTCCTGTTCGGCTACTCCGTAGATTGCGGCGTTGTTCATGTTATTGACCTCGCAAGCGGAGAAACGCCGCCGGAAGAAATCCTCAATGCCCTTACCGACGATACCGTCACCAAGTGGGCGTTTAATGCACAGTTTGAGAGGATTTGCCTTTCCCGGCATCTCCGCGACATCGACCGCTTTGATAATACCGGCTACAGCATTTTACAGGATACAGTCGGCGATTACCTCAACCCCGAAGCGTGGCGCTGCACGATGGTGTGGTCGGCATACATGGGTCTGCCGCTCTCCCTTGAGGGCGTCGGCGCGGTTCTCGGACTCGAAAAGCAGAAGCTGTCCGAAGGCAAAGACCTCATCCGCTATTTTTGCGTTCCCTGTAAACCCACAGCCGCCAACGGGCAGCGCACACGCAATCTGCCTCATGACGCTCCCGACAGATGGGCAACCTTCAAATCATATAACCTGCGCGATG